CCGATATCAAGATTGGAGCGATTGAAAAGTGGAACCTGCTTACGTCTAAACGCTATTCCCAGAAGAAGGAACTCAAACATCTGGACAGGCTCTGGAATGACCGGATTGTGACGCAGGAGGAGTACAACCACATGCGGTCCCTGCTTAAATCTAGATTAAACAAGGTGGAGTTTTTGAGGGCGCAGAAGGAGGGCAGGTTTGGGTTGCTGAGATGGACACCGCAGGAGGTTGCGCTTGGTCAAAAGGTTCTGAGAGACAATAATGAAATTAGATTGGAGGACGCGTGCCGAACCAATAGCATTACGAAAATAGACGCGGTGCTCTGGTTCCGCAACAAGTATGTAGAAGTTTCCAACAACATTATGTGGGCGCCCTCCGTGAACAAGCCCCCCTATGCTAAATTGGAAAGTTATAAAGTTTCTGTGCAGAACTCTCTGCGTCTATATTTGGACGACGGCAACTATATGAAGGCGGCCAAGCGACTACTCCTGCTGTCCCGCCACCTTAATCTGGATTCAGACACACAGAAACTACTAGATATATTTAACGGCCCAGTGGGTCGCCTGTACATGATCATGAGCAACTTGGAGACGCTGAAAAACTTTCCTGACCAAGTTAGCGCTAAAAACAAGAAGTATGAACTGGACTTTTTGATTGACTACTACAACCACTTATACTTCAAGCAGTTCCACGGCAAACCTGATTTAGATAACATCCCGAAGATGGAGGAAATATTACAGGAGAACGTCAATTTACTGATGCGGAAGAGTAAGTTACTTCCTGTTAAACGAAAATACTTTGTTTAGGAATGAAAAATTAAAATGTCGGTGTCTGGTAAAGATGACTAAGGTAAGTTTGAGTTTTGAGAGGAATAAGACTGGCGTTCCCATTTGCGTGGTGGAGGGCGGAAAATACGATAAGGATTACGTCTTCCTCCATGACGACAGCTTTGCTTCAAAAAAGAAGGGGGTTCAGGAGTTCAATGTGGGCAAGCACAAGTTAGCCAAGATGTCTCCACGAAAAGAGTCCGAGGTCATGCGCTATCTGCACGAAGCCTTCCGGCGAGGAATCCCCGTCCAGCATCTCAACTGCGACGTGCCGGGGGCCGAAGAGGTCTATGCTGAAATGTTTCATCAGGCGGATCAGCCAGAGACCTCCATCCGACTGCCGCCGGGCTCGCACTTTAAACTTATTCCGACTATGAATCCTGAGAAGCGCGAGATTTGGTATATAGCGGGTGCGTCGGGGAGCGGTAAGTCTTACGTGGCCAAACAGCTTGCCGAGATGTATCACAAGTTCTTTCCTGACCGGGACATTTACTTGGTCTCTAAACTGCAAGAGGACGAGACGCTGGACAACGCGAACTGCCCGATGATCCGCCTGAACCCCACGAAGCTGATTGAGAACCCAATGAAGGACTTGGAGCCCCTGCGAGATAGTATGATCATTATGGACGACTACGACACGTTTACGGGCTCGGAAGCCAAAATCATTCAGCAACTTATAGACGACATTGCGGTAATGGGCCGTCATCAAAACATCACTATGTTATGCTTAACACACTACCTTAATTGTGGGGTATGTACGGCTTAAAAAGGCAGTGCTAATCTGCGATATGCGGGAAGTCCCTTAAACCTTATCTACCACCCTCGCCCGAAAGGAGCGAAGGGGAACTGCGGTAATGACGCATCCCAATGGTAAAAACGATAAGGATTGGGTAATCCGCAGACCTTACCTCACTCCCGCCATGCTAGGGAATGGTAATTGTCTCAGAGACTACCAGCAGAGTGCGTGATAGGTCTAGCAAACCTAGATGATCGCAGAAGGTATAGTCCGCCCCCCTATGAAAGTAGGGGGATGAAATTCCGCACGAATTTCAAAAAGACTCGTCTGATGTTGACTGAGGCTACCCACTTCGTGCTCTATCCGCAGTCCACGGGCGCGCACGCCTTAGAGTATCTGCTTAAAACGCACTTGGGCTTGTCCAAAAAGGAGATTGTGGATATGAAGAAGACGGGTTCGCGCTTTCTGTGCATCCACAAGAATTTTCCACAATACTATATTACTGAGACGGAGGCTTCGCTGATGAACCAACCGGTTCAGGAGGATGTATAGAATCGGACAAGGGCGAAGTATCAATAGTCAGTTCGGCGCCCTTACCACAGCACTTTGACGTGAACTTGAAGTGGTGTAGTAACTGCATAAATTTTTCTAGGAAGTGAATGGAGAGCGACAAGCCGCCAAGCACTAGTCCAGCGTCCATCTTTATATCTATGATAAAGATAATATGCCAAAAATCCAGATTAAAGAATACGTCTTGCGGGGCAAGGGCGGATACCGAGTCCACGTGGACGATATACCGCTGTCGCGCAAGCCAGTAGACGTTGAGATGGCTATAAAACAGGCTCGTGCGATGGAAGGCGCAGGCACGTTGGTAAAGGCTAACGGATATGCGATTAGTGAAGAAGACGCACAAAAAATGATACCCACTCTAAAAATCATGACCTACCCGGACCTGCTAAACAAGACTACGATTGATGAGGTTTTGGATGAGAAGGGGCGCCTCCTGCTTCTGTACTTGACTCGGAGTCGGACGAATGGGCACTGGGTGTGCCTACTGAAACGACGGGGGACAAAGGTAGTGGAATATTTTGATCCCTACGGCGGCTACAAGCCCGACGGAGAGGGTAAGTGGCTGACGCAATCGCAACTGCGAGACTTTGGACAAGCCTCCAAGCACCTGACTTACCTGCTTCAAAATAGCCCATACAAAGTTCTTTCAAACCACTTCCACTTCCAAAAAGAAGCCGGTGATATGAATACATGTGGTCGTCACTGTCTTACACGCCTATATTTTAAACACCTGAGTTTACCGAAGTATATTAAGCTGGTCAAGAGCACGGGCTTGGACCCTGACGACTTCGTAACTGGCTTCACCTACAACTTGATTGGAAAATAATGTAGTCAATATACAAATGTCTGGTTTTTCGCGAGTCTACATCAGCGGTGCAAAAGCAGACCCGGATTGTATCTACTACAATGCGACCATTACCAGCAACACCCTGCCTACTTCTAACCTAGTGGAGCAGAAGGAGGTTCCATTGACGTTCGGAGAGTCGCGCTCTACGCTACTGGTTTCCGATGCGTCGCGTTACCAGTTACAAGTGAGGGACATTGTGCTCAGCGGCCCTTCCAAGACGCTTCCCCTGCTTATTCCGAACATTGCGGATCCTGCGGCGGATGCTCGGGAGACGATTTATAGCGTTTTTGTGAACGTGTTTGACGGCACGACTTACCGCCAGGGCGTTGCGCCGATCATTTGGAGTCCGGAGAACCCTGCGCAGCCGGTTCCTACTTCGATTCCGCAGTCCGAATCTTCCACCTACTACTACTGCTACACGTATGACCACTGGGTCAAGTTAGTCAACGCGGCGCTTTATACGGCCTGGCTGTCGGCTGGCGGAAACGTGAGTTTTGGAACCAAGGCACCCTTCTTGCAGTATGATGAGGGCACGGGACTTTTTAACATGAATGAGGACTGTTATTCTTGCCTGGTGCCGATTGGCGGGACCCTGCCTTCGCCCTACAACGCAACCAACAATGCGCCGACGCTGGCGATTACGGGTGCGAGCGGAACTGGTTCTGTGGTCACGTTTACCTACGCCGCCCAATCTTCTGCCCCGTATGTGGTTGGGCAAAAGATTATCGTGGACGGTGCGGGCGCCTATAATGGAACGTATACGATCACAACTGTTAATACGACGACGATTACGGCGAGTGGAGCGGCGACTGATGCGGTGACCACTGGAACGATTACTTCGTATGCGACTGGCGAGTATTCGTTCGTGGGCATGAACAAGCAACTTTACCAACTCCTGGGCAATTTCAGCATCATTTACAACTACGATAACACGGCGTGGGGTGGAGGCTTTTTCTACCCCGAGGTCGTTCTGGACTACGGACTATCCCTCAATAATATTATCACGAACGGAAGTGGAGTTGGAACCTCAATAAAAACATATTCTACGAACAGCGAATATCCAATCACAAACCCCTTTACCGCCGCGGCCATCCAGCCCTATGCTCGCCTAGTCCAGAATTTTATTGGAACGAGCGGGTGGACGCCGGTGATGAGCATCGTGGTCGGCACCACGAAAATCCCGGTGCGCAACGAGGATGTTTCGGCCACCTTTGCCTTTGGAACTTCTAACGTTGGAATTGAAAATAATTCATCCTCTAACTTCTTTAAGACCCTGATTGAGTTTCCGCTGATTGCCCCCGTAGCTAACGCGACTCGTCAGTTTATTAGTTATATTCCCCAGGTAGAAGTTTTTTCGTCCATGGACGACTCGCACGTGGACATCCACGACGTAGACTTCCAGTTCTTTTGGCGTAGCAATAAAACGGGTCAACTCAACCCCATTAAAATTGATACGGGGTCATCTGCTTTTGTGCGCCTCGTGTTTAAAAAGAAATAGAAAAAAATATTCTCGCATGTAGAATATAAAAGATGTCCACGGCCGATATTACCAAGGTAAGCACCTTTGACCCCCGCATCGTCCAGGTCGTCCCCAAGTACGCGGTGGAGAAGGGCGCCCTCTCCATCACCAACGTATCGGTCGCCGCCCAGACCACTTCTAACTCTTCCGTTCAGTGGAACATCCAGGTGCCGTCCGAGAACGTATTTATTGACCGCGCGGTTGACCTCGTGGCCACGCAATATGGCCGCATTGACGTGCTTGTTAGTGTTGCTGCTGGCGCGAATATTCTGGCGGGCACGTCGCTGGCTGGCCTGATTGGGCCGGCGGCCTTCCCCATCCAGCAGAGCGTGACGCAGTCCAGCGCGACGATCAACGACACGACGGTGACGATGAACACGCAGGATGTGCTTCCCCAGATCCTTCGCCTGTCGGACATGGAGGTGGCGCGCATGCAGCGCACGTGCCCGACCATGCTTGACCGCTACGCCCTTTACCCGGACACGAACGTGGTGCAGAACTCCCCGCTCTCGCTCTACGGCAATGCGTTCTCGCCCGGCCAGGTGCCCAACGGCGCCTTCAACGGCTTCCAGTACACGACCGCGGCTGGCGTGGTGCCGGCGAGTGGAACGGTGGTTGGTGAATACACGATCGTGAACGGCCAGCCCACGCTGACTTCTCAACTGAGTGGTGGTGCTGGTGGTAACTCCCGCACTATTACTCTCTACGTGACCTGGACGTCTACGGAGAAGCTCCTGCTCCCTCCGTTCATCTTCACGGGCCAGGAGGAGCTGTCCACGGGTCTCTTTGGCGTCCAGAACTTCCAGGTCCAGCTGAACATTGCGCCGGAGAACCAGGCCCGCTCGCTTCGTGCGACGCGCGCCACGACTCTGCCTACTAGCGTGGCCAATGTGTTCGGCACGGCGAGCTGTACTGGTAAGGCGTTCTCTTGGGGTCCTTCTTCCGGCACATTTTCTGGCCAGGTGTTCGGCCCGAACCAGCCCCGCCTGCTCGTCCAGTTCCTGACGCCTTCGCTGGACATTCCCCTGCCCCCCAAGTCCATCGTGCCCTGGATGGAAATGCCGAGGTACATATCGCAGGCTCTGGCGGCTCCCGATTCTGCCCAGATTATATACAACGTGAACCCTGGTACTGCGAGCCAGCTCCAGAGCATCACGACCACGCTCCCTAACATTCCGGACCTGATGATGATCTTCGTGAAGCCGACGAGCTACCCGGACGCGACCAACGGCGACTGGACGCTCCCGATCCAGAACATCTCGCTGAACTTTGATAACTTCTCGGGTCTGCTTGCTAACCACTCCCAGTACCAGCTCTACAAGATGTCCGTGGACAACGGCCTGGACATGGACTGGAACCAGTGGTCTGGCCAGGTGAGCGCGCCTCCGTCTGGCGCGATTGCGGCCGCAGGAGCTCCGGCGTTTGGCGGCGTGGTGGGCTCTGCGGGCGGTGCGCTGGTGCTCCGTCCGGGTCGCGACTTCGCGCTCCAAGCCGGTCAGGCGCCGGGCCTGGTGGGCAACTTCACGGTTCAGTTCAACCTGAACGTGCAGAACAACACTGGCTTCGCGGGCAACGTGAACATTTATCTGCTGCCCATCAGCTCGGGCTTCTTTGAGACCATCAAGGGTAGCTCGCGCATCATCAAGGGCGTGCTCACGGAGCAGGACATCCTGTCCGCGCCGATGATGCTAGCGCCCGCGTCCACGGACCGCGTGGTGGGTGGCAAGATGACGAC